ATCTAGTGTGTATATTGCTGCAGATGGTAATCACGTGTGGTTAAGAGCCTCAAGTGGGACTGCTGGCAATACTGCAACACTTTTAGAAAGCGCCCGTATCGACACCTCGGGTCGCCTTTTAGTTGGCACGTCTACTGCGCGTGACTTTTTTGGAGGTACTGACACACCAGCACTGCAAGTAGAAGGCATCGGAAACGCTGGCAGAGAATTGTCAGTAACTTCTTCAACTGCTAGTGGCAGTGGTGGGGTTGTATTGCTTGCCAAACAAAGAAGTGGCGCCGTTGGCGGTCAGACGATTGTCCAGTCTGGCGATCAACTCGGTTACTTGGGTTTCCAGGGCAGCGATGGCGCCAAAATGCTTGCCGGTGCAGCAATAGAGGCAACCGTTGATGGCACGCCTGGAGTTAATGATCTCCCGACGAGATTAGTGTTCTCCACTACCGCCGACGGAGCGAGCAGCCCGACGGAGAGGATGAGGATTACTTCCACCGGCCAGATGCGTCTTGCTGGGGCGGGCATCACATTTAACGGTGACACGGCAACAGCTAACGAGCTGGATGATTACGAAGAAGGTACTTGGACACCGGTGCTTAGCTTTGGAGGAGGAAGTGTTGGCATTTCGTATACTACAGCGCCCGTTGGTTATTACACCAGAATAGGACGATTGGTATATGCTCAGCTTGGCTTTAGATTAAGCAATAAAGGAAGCTCAACTGGCGACGTTGCGGTCAGTGGACTGCCTTTCACCATCAGTGGTGTCGGTTCATTCCTGCACGCAACAGCAGCAGTAAATGCACATTTTCTTACGGCATCTGGAGTAATTGTCCATGCGTTAGCCGCTGGTGGCACTTCTATTAATTACAGAAAAGTAAACGACAGCAACGCTGATACGTCGCTAAGAGACTCTGATTTTACCAACACTGTTGGTTTTTATCACAGTCTGGTGTATTTCACATAGTTCTAGCCCGCAATGGCTCAAAACTAAACCCTAAACCTGTCGAATCCGGAGGATTCCCCTAATGGCATTTACCGAACGTAAAGAGCACAAACTTGAAATCATCCCCCCGTTCTCCATCATCCAGTGCCGTGAAGCAAGCATTGTGGAGAAAGATGGTGTTGAAGTCGGTCGTACTTATCACCGCCACTGTCGCACCCCAGGAGAAGACGTGAGCCAAGACTGCGCCGAACTGCAAGCTGTGGCAACTGCGCTGTGGACCCCGGATGTAATCGCAGCCTATGCGGCTTATCAAGCATCACTGAATCAGCCTGGGTAGTCCTAGTCACTAATTCTATGACCTACATCATTTCTCAGAACTATCCCGCCGCCCTGGAGGCAACCCCATGACCATCCGCCTCAACTCCAGCACCAGCGGTTACACCGAGCTCGATGCCCCCGCCATCGGCGGCAACAACACCCTGCGCCTGCCCGGTGACAACGGCACCAGCGGCTACCTGATGCAGACCGACGGCAGCGGCAACCTGTCCTGGTGCGACCCCTCGAGCCTGCTCAGCCCCTACCGCAACCGCGTTATCAATGGCGACATGCGGATCGATCAGAGAAACGCTGGGGCGGCGGTCTCAATTTCGAATAACACGCTATGGCCTGTTGATCGATTTCCTGTTTCAAGTGTGTGCGATGGTGTTATTTCTGGTCAGCGTAGTTCTGTTGCGCCCGCAGGCTTTACAAACTCACTTCTGATCACTGTGACTACAGCTGACGCAACTATAGGTGCTACTCAGTATAATATGATTCGGCAGGTTATTGAGGGCTTTAACGTTGCAGACCTGGGCTGGGGTTCAGCCGACGCACAAACGGTAACCTTGTCGTTTTGGGTCCGTTCTAGCGTTACAGGAACATTCGGCGGAGCCGTACAAAATGCTAGCGAAAACAGGGCCTATGCTTTCACATACTCAATAGCAGTCGCCAATACCTGGGAGAAAAAGACGATCACAATTCCTGGAGACACTACAGGCACCTGGGCCAAAGATAACACACAGGGAATGATAATTAACTGGAGCCTCGGTGTTGGCACCACTTATTCCTCAACGGCCAACTCTTGGGCCGCTCAATCAAGCTTTAGCGCAACCGGAAGCACCGCGCTGCTTAACACGTTGAACGCCACCTTCTACATCACCGGCGTCCAACTTGAAGCCGGCACCGTCGCCACCCCGTTTGAGCGAAGAAGCTATGGTCATGAGTTGAGTTTGTGTCAGAGATATTGCTTCAGATTTGGAGCAATAGTTGGAGCCTCCGGAGGCCATGTTTACCCGAGATTTCCACTGGGATTTGCCGTCTCGGCTACAGAGGCGTACATTATCTTCGAGCACCCAGTACCAATGAGATCCCAAGCAAGATCTCTGGTCACAACTGCTCCAAATGGGATTGAGATCATAACCGGAGGTTATGTCGACACTTCTTTCACTACATCATTAGGATCGGATACCAATACAGACACAACAACATTTATTGCCTTTGGCAGCATTAGCACTACAGCTTCTTCAGTATTTGTAGCGCGGTTCTACAATTCTGCCTCAGCAAACTTTCTGGTCTCTGCGGAGCTTTAATCATGACCACTTTAGATTGGAAAACGATCCTCCATTCTGATGGATCTATCGCTTACTGGCGAAGACTTTCAGATGGTCGCCAAGAATCCGTCACGCCCGATCACCCCGAGTTTCTCGCTTGGCTCGCCGAGGGCAACACCCCCGAGCCTGCACCCGAGCCCACTCCTCCACCGGAGCTCACCCCTGAACAAAAACTGGCCGCCTCGGGCCTCAGCGTCGAGGACCTCCGCCAACTCCTCGGACTGGACCCATGAGCAGCATCAACGTCATCAACATCAAGCACCCGAGTGCGTCCAGCAACGCCATCACGCTGGCCGCCGACGGCTCCGCCTTCATTAACACCGGCGTCCTCGCCTCCCGCAACCGCATCATCAACGGAGATATGCGGATCGACCAGCGCAACGCTGGGGCGAGTGTGACGATCAACGACGGTGTAATCTACACATTAGACCGTTGGGCCGCTAACGATAATAGTGACGGGTCATTTACAGTTCAGAGATCCACCGTTGCTCCTGCTGGTTTCACAAACTCACTGCTTTGTACGGTTGCATCTGCAGACACTTCGCTTGCAAACAATCAGTTCGCTTACATCTCTCAAATCATAGAAGGCTTCAACACTGGTGATTTGAACTTCGGCAGTGCCAATGCCAGAACCGTAACGCTTTCGTTCTGGGTTCGGTCAAGTCTGACTGGCACGTTTGGAGGATCGCTTCGTAATGGAGTTGCTGACAGAAGTTACCCGTTCACCTATTCCATTGCAGCAGCTAACACCTGGGAATACAAAACAATCACCATTGCTGGTGACACGACCGGAACGTGGGCAACTGACAACAGCGCCGGAATTGGGGTGTTCTTTGGCTTGGGGGTCGGCTCCGCTACTAGCGGGGCAGCTGGTGCATGGACTGCTGCAAACTGTGTGTCCGCCACAGGTGCTACTAGTGTTATCGGCACCAACAGCGCCACCTTCTACATCACCGGCGTTCAGCTTGAGGCCGGCAGTATTGCAACACCTTTTGAGCGTAGAAGCTACGGGCTGGAGCTTCAGCTCTGTCAGCGCTACTTTGAAATACAGGATCTAGGTGCTGTAACTACAGCATATGTCAGCGGTGGTTACAACTACCACGTTGGCATGGTGCGCTGGAAAGTAACCAAAAGAGTGGCCCCTACCACGAATACCCCTGCCGTTGGCAACTATCAACCAGGGGGCGGATCTGGCACAGCGTCCGTAAGCAGCGCGACGGTTGACGGCGGCCTTCTCCTTTCCGGAAGCACTAATATGACATTCCCGAACCAATGGCTAGGCGGCACAATTCTCACCATTTCAGCGGAGCTTTGAAAATGAACGCCATCAGTTACAGGTTGATGCCTAAATGGATGAATGTCATCCAGCGGATTGATGAAAACGGAGAGTGCTTTTCAATCCCCTTCGACCCCGCCAACACCGACTTCCAGGCGTACCTGGAGTGGGTTGCGCAAGGCGGTGTACCCGAGCCTGCCCCCGAGCCCGATCCCGTCCCCGAGCTGACGCCCGCCGAAAAACTCGCCTCCAGCGGCCTAACAGTCGCCGAACTCAAAGACCTCCTCGGCCCCACCTAACCCCCATCCATAACCTGAAACAACTGCCCCTCAGGTGTGGCCGTCAAGAGCAAGTCCGGCATCTCCGCTACCCGCCGCACCTTCCAACCCGGCCCACCCAAAACAACCGCCCAAGGCCAGGGCCAGCACTCGCGCCCTGAACGCCGAGGACGCAAAAAGCTCCGCGGCCAAGGCCGCTAATCACCCTCGATAGCCTGACTGAGTAGCAACCACTCAGGTCGTGGTCGAGGTCTTTGCCGCCGTCATCGGTTCCGCCATCACCGTCGGAGCCATGGGCATCGGTGCCAACACCAGACGAACCACCGAAGGCCGCGACGCCGTCATCAAACTGACCGCCGCCGTCGAGAACGTCGCCGTCCGCCTCGAAGAACTCCACGTCGACATCCGCGCTGACCGCAAAGAGACCTACCAACGTCTCAACGGCCTCGAACAGCGCGTCGCCAAGCTCGAGGCCATCTCCCCGTGAGTAACCCCGCCGTCGTCGCCCTTGTCCTCAGGCTGCTCGTCGGCTGTTACAGCTACATGCTGCTCATGGCCAGCGCCAACGTCCTGAGCTGCGAACTCCGCCGCCCCGGCCAATGCGGCAACCAGTGGACCCAAGCCTTCACCGTCGCCGGCGGCGCCGCCTCCACCCTCTGGGCCTACATCACCGACTCCCCCGCGCAAGCGCGCACCCCCTCTGACCGAGGGCGGTCCCGCAATCCCTTCGGAGGACCCACCTCATGAAATCCTTCCTCATCCGCATCGCCAAAGCGCTGCTCAAAGCCGCCCTCGATGAGGGCCTCCGCCGCGCCCTCCCCACCGTGTACAAGCAGCTCGACGCCGAAGTGCCCCTGCTCCTGTACAACAACGCTCCCCCGAGCTCGGTCCAAGGTGCAGTCGCCAGCGCCATCTCCAACGCCACCGGCCATCGCGCCTCCCCTACCGAAATCGAGGCTGTAATCGGTCTCTACGACCCCATCAAAGCGGCCATCAACCGCCTTCGCTGACGCCGATACACTGCCTCAGGAGGTCACAGTCATGATCCAGCCTGGGGTCTACAACATCAAACTCCAGCGCCGCGCTGACTACAGCGTCCTCCTGGAATTCAAGGACGCCAACAAAGCCGTCATCGACCTGACTGGCTGGACCGTCGCTGCCCAAGTTTGGGACCAAGGCCGCTCCACGAAATACGCCGACTTCTCCGTCGACTACGTCAACCGGCCCCAAGGCCGAGTACGACTTCGCCTGGCCTACAGCGCCACCTCCACCTTCCCCAACGAGAGCGCCTACGACGTCCTGCTGCTCAACCCTGCCGGCGAGCGCGAGTACTACCTCGAAGGCACAATCCTTGCAGCTGAAGGCTACACATCTGTGTCATGACCTTCATAAACGTCACCACAACTCAAGCAGAGATCACGATCACCGAAGAAAACGGTGCGATCACTGCGATCACGACACCCGCGAGCCCGGGGGTCATCACTGCCTACACCGAAGGCCCCCAAGGCGCTCCCGGCGCTGCCATCGCCTCCATCGGCCAAATCCCTGACGTCGACACGAGCGCGGTGACCGACGGCTCGGTCCTTGTCTACGACAGCTCCAGCTCCAAGTTCAAAGCAAACAACGTCTGGACGACCTCAACACTTTCGGATGGTGGCAACTTTTAGTCGCCCTACGTCTCCAAACAGCGGCGATAACTTAGGGCAATGCTCTTCCGCCGGTAGATGGCCAACACTCTGAGGATCAAGCGCCGCGCCAGCGGCTCTCCCGGCGCCCCTACCTCGCTCGCCAACGCCGAGCTCGCTTACAACGAGGTCGATGACGTCCTCTACTACGGCAAGGGCACCGGCGGCGCCGGCGGAACAGCAACCACCATCCCTGCAATCGCCGGCGCAGGTGCCTACCTCACGCTGAGCACGGCTCAGACAGTCAGCGGAAACAAGACCTTCACCGGGGACGTAATCGTCCCCACCCAGCTAACTGCCGACAGCAGCACCAAGGCAGCCAGCACCGCCTTCGTGAAGGCGCAGAACTACCTCACCGGCAACCAAACAATCACCTTCACCGGTGACGCGACCGGCTCGGGTACGACCTCGGTTGCTCTGACCCTGGCGAACAGCGGTGTCACCGCCGGCACCTACACCAAGATCACCTTCAACGCGAAGGGCCTGGCCACCTCCGGCACCACCCTGGCTGCCAGCGACATCCCAACGCTGACCGCCGCCAAGATCAGCGACTTCGACACCCAGGTCCGCACCAACCGCCTGGATCAGCTGACCGCGCCCACCGCGGATGTCACGCTCAACAGCCGCAAGATCACCAACCTGGCGGACCCCACCGGGGCCCAAGACGCCGCCACCAAGGCATACGTCGACGCCACCAAGCAGGGCCTCGACGTCAAGGACTCCTGCCGCGCCGCCACCACAGCCAACATCACGCTGAACGGCACCCAGACCGTCGACGGCATCGCACTGAGCGCCGGCGACCGTGTCCTGGTGAAGAACCAGACCACCGCCTCCGAGAACGGCCTCTACACCGTTGTCTCCGGTGGCGCCTGGACCCGCACCACTGACGCCGATACCTCGGCAAAGGTGACCTCAGGCATGTTCACCTTCGTCGAGGCCGGCACCACCAACGCCGACTCCGGCTGGGTCCTGACCACCGACGGCACAATCACCCTCGGCACCACCGCCCTCGCCTTCACCCAGTTCTCGGGTGCCGGCCAAATCACCGCCGGCGCAGGTCTGACCAAGACCGGCAACACCCTCGACGTCGTCACTGCGAGCGCGACCCGCATCGTCGTCAACGCCGACTCGATTGACCTGGCTACAACCGGCATAACCGCCGGCACCTACATCTCGACCACGGTCGATGCGTACGGCCGCATCACCGCCGGCACCAACCCCACAACCCTGTCTGGCTACGGCATCGTCGATGCCCAGCCTCTCGACGCCACGCTGACCGCCCTGGCCGGCGTCACCACGAGCGCGAACCAGCTCATCTACGCCACTGGCTCCGACGCCTTCACCACCACGAGCCTGACCGCCTTCGGCCGCAGCATCCTCGACGACGCCGACGCCACCGCAGGGCGCACCACCCTGGGCCTCGGCACCATCGCCACACAAAACGCCAACAACGTGGCCATCACCGGTGGGACGATCGACAACATCGACCTCGACGGCGGCGTCTTCTAAAGCGCTCCGCCGTCTGTCCAGCCTCCCTAGGCACCCGAGGACGGCCACATGGCAAACACGATCAAGCTCAAGCGCTCCGCTGTGCAAAACAAAGTCCCCACCACCGGGGACCTCCAGCTCGGCGAGCTCGCCATCAACACCTACGACGGCCGGCTCTACGTCAAAAAAGACACCGGCGTCGCCTCCGTCGTCCAGATCGGCTACGACCTAATCGACGACGGCACCTACTGAGCCCCAAACCCCGGCGGACCCGGGTCCCGCCCAGTCGTGAGCACCTTCACCGCCCTCGCATAGAACGGGCTATCGGTCTTCCCTGCCTTCTCCAGGGCCTCCTTGACCTTCGCCCAGTTCTCCCGAGTGCGGTCGTCCATCAGTAGATCCACTCCGCCGCGGGCCTAACCCCGGCCCCGGGCACAAAGCCCCCACCCCCGCGGGTGTCCAAATGGATGAACCCCCGAGGACGGCCGTCGCCCAGCCCTCCGGTCCAGCGCACCCGGATCCACTGGTAGAAGCTCTCCAGGCTCCGGTCGACCGGATAGATGTCGAACGCCTCCCCCGTGGTGTGCTTCGAGCCCGGCACCCCGCCCACTTGGGAATTGATCGGCTCCGGCCTGTAGAAGCTCGTCACCCCGAGGGGCCGCCCCCACGCCAAGCGCACCTTTTCAAACTCCGCAGCAGTCCGCAGCAACTTGCTGCGCACAGAAGCGCTCTGCCCCGGAACGCGGCGCCGATCCCACTGCAGCACCTCCCCCACCGTCAGGTGCGGGGTCACCAAGCAATCAAAGTCCCCCCAATCCACCGAGGACGGCATGGCTTCGCCGCCCCGCTGCGCCTTGGACCAGTGCGACTCAAACAGGTACCAAGTACCCGCGCCCCCGGCCAACTCAACCTTGGCGTGCCCGTCGGCCGGCACCTCCGTGTATGCAGCAACTGCATAGTCCTTGCCCTTGACCACCGCCACCTTCTCCTTGTCCCCGAGCTCACTTGCCTGAACGGGCTTTTTCTTGAGCCAGGTGTCCTGCCGCGCCTCGATCTCGAACAGGATCGGCTTGGGCGCCGCCTTCACCACCTCCGGCTCCGCACCCGAGTTCGGGGCCTTCTCGTCCATCAGCCGGATCAGCTTCTCCGCGTAGGCCGGGTCCGTGGCGTAGCCCTGCTTCACGAGCTCCTTAGCCGCCGCCTCCCGCGTCGCCGCCCTGTTGACGCCCTCGTAGCCCTCCCAGTCCTTGTACCAGCGCGTCACGAGGTACTGGACACAGGCCCCGAGGTCGGGGAAGTCCATGAACTCGGCGTCGACATGCACCCGAGCTCCGTTGATGAACTCAGTCGTCGGCTTGACCGTGCCCTTGCCCTTGATGCCGAAGTAGTTGTTCCGCCCGCTGGTGTGCTCAAACCAGCCGCTCTCCAGCGCCGCCTGCGCAGCCACAAGCTCGGGGAACTTCGCCCCCGCTGCCTTGGCCGCCGCCAGGACCCCATCCCAGCTCGCGGGGTAGGCGGTCTTCTTGCTGCTGGCCATGCGCAACGTGCGTATGAACCAGGCTATCGGTCCACTATCGGTCCACTCTGTGATGCCAGATCATCAAGGTCTCAGCCACCGCAACGCTTTCTGGAGACCCCTTAACTCTTTGGGGTAGTGGGGGTCGTGGGTTCAAATCCCGCCGCTCCGATTCAGTAAAACCGGCACTTTCCAGTCGCCACGCCGCTTCTCCCCCGAGAGCGGCTTTTTTATTTGGTCGCTCCAGGGCCCAAATAGACCTAGCCTGACGGCGAAAACGGTCCACCTTTCGGTCCACCCGGTGCCCCTCGAAGCCGCCCTCGGGGAACTCAACGCCCGCCTCAAAGCCGGCGGCCACCGCTGCACCATCGAGCAGCGCAAAGCCTCGCTTGTGCTCCGGGCCACCCTGGTGGACCGCTCCGATCCGGCCCTCAAGCGCCGCCAACGGATCAGCCTCGGCCTGCCCGCCGTCCTCGCCGCCCTCGGTGAAGCGGAGGACAAGGCCCACCTCCTCTCCCGGCAACTGCGCACCGGCACCTTCTGCTGGGAAGCCTGGGACACCCCCGAAGGCCCCGCCGCCATCACCGTCGCGGAGTTCCGCACGGCCGCCCAGCGACTCCACGCCAGCAAGTACCGCAAGGAACCCGAGCGCGGTGCCAGCGCCTGGTCCAAGAAATGGGCCCCCGCCCTGCGCAAGCTCCCGCCCTCGGGCGCCATCACCGAAGTCTCCCTGCTCCGGGTCATCCGCTCCATGCCCGCCGGCAGCGCCTCCCGCCGCGACCAGGGCAACCTCCTGACCCAAGTGGCCAAGTCCCTGGGCCTAGAGACCAGCGCCCTCCTCGAAGCCTGCCGCGGCTACGGCGTCGACAAGCTCACCGAGCGCGACATCCCCACCGACGAGGCCATCGAGGCCGCGTTCAAGCAAATCCGCCAGCCGCACTGGCGCTGGACCTTCGGGATGTGCGCTGCCTATGGCCTTCGTCCCCACGAGTGCGCTGAGCTCACCTGGCTCGAGGACGACTGGATCGAGGTCCACGACAAGACCAAAACAGGCGCCCGTCGTGTCACCCCGTGCCCGAGCGCCTGGATCAAGCTCTTCGAGCTACGGGACCTCCCGCGCCCCACGCAAAGCGCCCGCACCCTGACCAAGGTCTTCAACGACGCCCTGGACCGGGCCCAGGTGAGCATCAAGCCCTACAACCTCCGCCACGCCTACGCCCTGCGCCTGCTGTCCAAAGGCGTCTCCGCCGACCTCGGTGCCCGCCTGATGGGCCACAGCCTCCAGGTCCACCAGTCCACCTACCAGCGCTGGATCGAGGGCGACCGCATCCAGAAGGCCATGCAGGGCATTTCGCTTTAGGTTGGGCTAGCATCTATCCAGATCCGGTTAGACCTTCGTGGACGAGATCCTCAACCGCCTCGATGCCCTTGAGCGGACCCTCGTGGCCCTAATCGAAAGCAAGCAGACCCCAGCCAGCAACGACTGGGTCGACTCCAAAGAGTTCTGCCGCCTGGTTGGGCTGCGCGACACCAAAGCCCTGGTGTACCAGATGTCCAAGGGCATCATCCACGGCCCCGCCATCAAGAACATCGGTACCCCGAAGCGCCCGCGTTACCGGTTCCATCGCGTCAAAGCTGTCAACCAGTTCCTGAATAGGACAGTCAGCGCCTAACGCTTTTCCAGTACCGATCCTCTGCCTTGGCCTCCCAGGCCCGGTGTTGAGCGAGCCGCGCCGAAGCCCGAGCCCGCTTCTTGCTCAGGTTCCAGTCACTGAAGAACTCCGCATCAGCAACAAGTCGCTGCAACAGCCCATTTGGCAGCTTGCGGACCACCTTCTCCAAGCGACGCAACAACACGGCTCTGACTTCGAGCTCGGTCAACCGCCCACCGAGAACAACAGCTCGACGTACCGCCGTCCATCAATCTCCATCCCACGCCCATCTCCGACCACGAGCCCATCGAAGTGGTCCTCGAGTCTGGTGGTCAGCACATCCATCACCGCCATAGCTTCGACGACCGCGTCAACGCTGGGAGCCGCATCGATTGCCTCGGCGATGTCCTCCATCAACACGCAGTAGAAGGAGCGATCCCGGGGCACAAATTGTGGGGCCATGGATGTAGCGCCACTACCCAAGGCTACGGATGACCGTTATTTGGCATCCGCCCAAGTCTTGCCAGAGGACACCTCAGCAACGATGGGCACATGGGTGCAGACCTCTGACCCCGCCGACTCCATCGACTCCTTTAGCACCGTTCCCCAGTGCTCAGCGCGATCCTCACGCACCTCGAGGACGATTTCATCGTGGACCATGGCGATCAATTTGGCCTCACCAGCCGGCGCCTGAACAACGTGGCGCCACAGCTTGTCAATCGCGATCTTGGCGATGTCACCTGCGGTGCCCTGCACCTGCGTGTTGATCCGCGTCGTGTACTTGTCGTTGAAGCCAACCAACATCCGCCGGCGCCCAATCGCGGTGTTCACCGCCTTCGTGGTCTTGGTGCCTTCGCTCTGCTGCCAGGCATAGAGCGTGGGGTACGCAGCTCTGAAGCCCTCGACGATCTGCCGCGCCTCGTCGAGTTCCATGTCGAGCCCGTACTGCGCGACTGCCTGCTTCTGCAACGTCGCCGGCCCCGCGCCATACAGCAACCCGAAATTGGCCACCTTCGCTGAGGTCCTGGCCTCCTTGGTGACGTCCTCGAGGGCGACACCGGTCATCAAAGCGGCGGTCTCGGTGTGCAGGTCACGCCCCGCCCTATACGCCTCTCGCATCTTCTCCTCCCCCGAGAGCTCAGCCGCCACTCGCAGCTCCACCTGGGAGAAGTCAGCCACAACGAGCACATAGCCGGCCTCGGCAACGAACTTGCTGCGAAAATCCTTGCCCCGATTGACCTGCTGAAGGTTGGGAGACGCTGCGCTGAGCCTCCCCGTCTCAGTCCCCATTTGCCTGTAATTGCAATGGATCCGGCCATCCGGCCCCACGGACTCCAGGAGCTTTTCAATGTTCGAAACCTTGGTGACCGCTGTCTTCCAGTTCAGGTATTGATCGATCAGCTCATAGTCCTTGCGCAGGAACGCCAACAGGTTCTGATCCAGGCTCGGGGCGCCCTTCTCATCCGGGGGTAGCAGGATGCCCGCCTGCTCAAAGCGCTCGGCCATCTGCTTCGGCGAGCGCGGGTTGAAGCCCTTGTAGACCTTGGTTCCCAGCCGCTTCGAACCGGAATCCTTCTCCCTGGTGTTGACGCTGCCATCAGGATCACGCGGCAGCCACGAGTGCGGATCATCCGGCAGGTTCGCCCGGATCTCCTTGTCGAGGTGCTCCAGAAACAGGGTTTTCAGAGCCTCAGCCTCCTGGGTCAGCGACAGCCGCAGGTCCTCTGCCCCAGGCTTGTCGAAGCCAAACCCGTGCCACTGCATCGTTGCGATGGGCCGGAGCACCCGCATCTCCAGCAGAAACAGATCCCAGAGCGTGAAGTTCGCCCGAATCCGCTGACTCCTGAGGCTCTCCGCCAACTCATCCGCCAGGAACGGCAAGCAGATCACGTCACGCGCCGCGTACTCGACCATCTCGCTGGTGATCTCGCCGGACCAATCCGCCTTCTGCAGCTCCTTGGCCAAGGGCAGCTTGAGCACCCGGTCCACCAATGAGCCGAGGTCGTTCTTGGCCCCGGTCCCGTTATTGATGATCTTCGCGGCAATCATGGTGTCAAACAGCACACCACCGAGGACGATGTTCTCTCCTCGCAAGAAATTCAGATCAAACGCAGCGTTCTGCAAGACCTTTCGGTTAGGCCCTTCCAATAAATCTCTGAGCTCACGTAACCCAGGTGAATCCCACGGCACACTCCTCTCGCCCTCGGCGCGCCAACCGTCGAGGTCAACAATCAGTGCAAAATCTTTAGTCCCAACCTGAATTAGCCGCACCTGATTCGTCAGCGGATCAAGGCCGGTCGTTTCCGTGTCAACGCCAAGAAACCCGTCTACAGCTGCGATCTCAGCGATACGACGTTGTAATAGGCCCACCTGATGGGGACCCTGAACAAAGTCGAAATCCAGACGTGTCAGGGCATCAACCCTTTCCTGTGTTTTTAGGGATGGCATTGTGGTGTAACGGCGTTTTGTGGATGGACCACCTCTCGCTGAAGTTCGCGGAGCAATCCGCGCTGCGCATGGTGGACAGCTGCACCGACCTCGAGCAGCTCAAGCCGCTGACTCGCAGCTTGGTCAAAGGACATTTCGAAGCCAAAGCCCTGATCTGCCTGCTGCTGGAGCAACAGATCGAAGCCCTCGGCCGAGATCGGTGTGAAGGGTGCCCATCCGTTTTCGGAACTGATCAGGCGCCAGCAAGCTGAGCCTTGAAACGCTGGAGCGTCTCGACCAGCCAGGAACGGCGATAGCTCTTCACTTGGCGAGGAGCACCATCAACAAACTGCTGGCGAGTCGGGGGCTCTTCACCAAAGTCCTCGCGGTAGGCGTTCGCCACCAGGATCCCGGCGGAGCGGTACTTGGTCCGGGGCAGCACCTCTTGGAACACCTCCATCCAGGCATCGCTCAGGGTCAGCTCGTCTTCCCCAGCCAGCGCGGGCACTGAACCCGAGCTCGCGGACAGCACGTTGCTGCGCACGATGTCCTTGAACAGCAGCTCGTCGCGCTGATCCATCCCGCCGAGCTTCTCGAACAGAGCCACGCTCCGCTCCACGAGGGCGACAACTTCAGCAGCACCGAGCCTGGGCGTCGATGTTTTCTGAGGTTGAGCAGCACCCTGGAAGCCCTCAATGAACCAGCCGTCCATCCAGACCGCGAACGGCGCCGAAATCCACCGGGCCAGATCCACGGCGACTTGGGGATGGACCCAGGTACCGCCGCCATGGCCCTGACGCGAAACGATCAGGTCAAACACCGGAATTTCCGTTGTTTGGGACAGGGCGTCCAAATACTGCTGGCACCGATCCGACTCCCGGTAGTCAGACCAGCGCTTCTCATTGGCCCGGCACATGGCCGTGGCGTTGACGAAGCCGTCGGTGGTCCGGCGGCTGATCGGGGTCCCGTTCCAGGAACGCGACACCAGCTTGTTGCTATCCATCGAGAAGAAAGACATGTAGGTTGTGCGGAGCCCTGCTCCGGATGTGGTTGTCGGAGCGGCGCGGCCACCAGCGGTGAACGGTGGTGACGCAGGGGGAGGAGGTTGCACTCCTCCCTTTGCCGTATCTGGTCAGCCTAGCCCCGATTCAGGAACTGCAAGCAGTCATCCACACCAGGGCTAGGGGCATGGGGCTCAGCCGGCCCTAAACCCAGCGTCGAGGTCGTCCCAGTCGACGACGGCCTCGGGCCTGGGCTCCTGCGCCCACACAGGCGGAGCCACCGGCTGACCACCAGATTCAGGGTGACTGATCACGGCCTCGGCCTCGGCACCGACGCCCTCCGAGCCGACTTCAGAGGCGCCCTCGGGGCCCCTTATACCGAGTGTGGGCGTGTCATTTGCCCATTGCTCCTTGGAATCGCCCTCGGGGACTGGCGTTTGACCAATGGACAACCTGTCCTGTTCTGGATGTTGTCCATTGCTTTTCTGAACTGGTTGGCTCGGCTCAGAGCAATGGACACCGTACTCGGCAGAAACTGCTGTGTCCATTGCTTTTTCCTGTTCCTGCAATGGGTTTGAAGGACGAATCGACAAAAGTCCCCTCGTAGTAGGCAACGCACGCGCGCGTGAGGGAGGGAGTGTGTACGTCTGTACTGGTTTGTCGGCTCCATCCACAACCGTCTTCTTCCCGAGGACGAGGACGCCATCGTCAACCCATCGATCAAGCCAACGCTTCACGGTCCGACTCGCCGGAGCCCGGCGCCCCTGACCCCCCATCTCCTCGACCAGCGACTCCCACACCTCCTTCGCCGTCAGACGGTCCACGAGAGCGTCACCGTCCTCACCCCGCGCCTTGAGGACTTGGTCCTTCACGATCCGCAGCGCCATGGTGTGGGGCTCCGGATCACCCTGGCCCTGGTCCTCCCGCCGCTCGGTCGGGGTGTAGTCCCACACCGAGTACGCGAAGTCGTGGTCCCGCTCCACCACCAGCAAGTCGCCCTGGCGCCCGAGCCTGGACTTCTTGATCTGGATCATCCGGCAGCTGGACGGAACCCGCCCCCGCTCGCGCAGCGCCTCACGCTCATCCTCCGAGAGCGTCCGCAGGTGCCACTGCTCATCCACCGCAGCGATCAGGTAGCGCGTGCCCCTGGCATCGCCATTGGCGTTGTCGTGGTGAATCCAGATGATCGATGTCGCCGGGAACCCTGAGTCGTCCGGATCGCCGTTCTTCTCCGCGTAGTAATAGAAGGGGCTGGCGAACGCCTTGTCCTTCTCCTCGACCTGCATCTTGGTGCTGCAGGAGCCGATCGAGTCGACGACCACCAGCGCCGGCTTGTAGGCCCGGATCCACTCCGCAAACTCGTGCGTGTGGTTGATCTGGAAGCCGCGCTTCACGATGAACCACTTGTCGAGGGCGGGGTTGATGCCGTTGTCCTCGCAGTCCCGCAGCAGCTTGGCCGGGTTCTGATCGTTCTGAATCCAGAGCACCGGGCCCTGCTTCACCGGCAGCTCAATGCCGCGGATCCGCATCGTTTCGCCGCGCCCGACGACCTTGGCCAGGCCCATGCAGGCCGACGTTTTCCCGAGGCCGCCGGCCGCGTGCAGCATCACCTGGGTGGGCCGCATCAACAGGTTCGGCACCAGGAACTGCATCTGCTCCACGTCCTGCCACCACTCCTTCTTCTGGTTGTTGCGGCGGCTGTCCTCGTAGTACCGGTACTCATCCATGGCAGCCAGGCACTGTTGGCCCGTGAGCCTCCGGCCGGTCTCCGCCGCCAAGCCCGCCATCCGCCCGAGCCTGATCGCCGGGTTGAGCTCCTCATCGTGGATCTTGATCAGCGCCTCGTGAAACTGGCGCTCATCCATCACCAGCCGCGGCGCCTCCTTGGTGATCTGGGCCCGCGCATCCTCGGGGTAGTTGAACCCGAGCTTGGTAGCGATCTCCGCGACGTACCGCTCCAGGTCCGGGCCCTGAGGACGCTCGGCGTACAGGTCATTGACCGTGACCTTGTGAACGAAGTCGAGAACGTCACCGCCAACCCCGCACGCCTTGCAATCCCAGCAGCCCGACTCCGCCGAGTACTGGAAGCTGGTCCCTGACTGCCCGCCATGCCATGGGCACCCGGACATCATCTGGGGCTTGTTGCCCCCGCGCTCCTTCCACCCGTACTTGTCGAACACCGGATGGTTGAACACCAGATCATCCAACCGAGGCCGCAGCAGCCGCTGCACCTCCTCCTTGAAGAACCAGCCACGGATCTGCCGTGACGGAATCGCCGTCTCCCCGAGCTCGGCATCCAATGCCTTCTGGTCGGCATCGCTCAGCCACTGCACCGGTTTGCGGTGGTCCCGCAGAACATCGAGCACCCAAGCCGGTGCCGGAGCGACCTTCGCCTCGTTGTAGTTCAGCCAGCGATACGGCTTACCTGTGTCGGGGTGGGGCGAGCCCGGCACCACGCTCTGGCACTGGTTGAAGCGCAGCACCACCTCCTCGTACTGGGGCGCTTCGCTCGCCTCGGCCTTCCCGGCCTGACGTTCGACATCGCTGTGTCCCAGGTGCCAACTGCCGTCAGCACGCAGGATCAGCGTCTTGACATGCCGAAGCTCAGGGACAATCGACTGAGGCACCCGGTACAGCAGCTGCCGCCGCCCCGGCTTCCCCGATGTCCACGACATCGTGCGCTCCTCACCGAGCGCGTCGTAGTCGTTGCCGGCGGCATCCTTGTACCGACCGTCCGCCTCCGGCCCATCAATATCCAGGGCAATCAGGCCCCCCGAGAACTCCCCGGTGACCACACCGAGGCCGGCGTAGGCCCTGTTCGTCTTATAGGCATCGATGCAAAGCTCCCGGGTCAGGGGCTTGGTGCTCCACTCCTTGACGAAAGTTGCTTTCCCTGCCACGGGGACAAAAGTCCACCACTCGGGGAAAACGCCCTCCCGCAGGAGATCGATGGCACGCTTCCCCTTGTCCGGGAACGCACCGCTTGCGGCTGGTACAGCTGTCATGTAAGTTTTGGACGCTTGAGACTTGTCCTTCAGGACGCCAGAGCCCCCGCCCCTGACCAGGCCGGGGGCTTTTTGCTGGTCGGCGCCCATCCAGGACAAGCCACCGTACCGGCGCAACCTGAATCGGACAAGCTGCAAATCCTGCGGATTTTGTGGAAAGGATGCCGACTTCGGCCGCAACCTTTTAAGGTTGGGTTGAACCCTTAAAGCCTTCAGGCGCAGAACTGGTGCCCAACCACACCGTTTCAATGGCTCAGCCTCGACTGGAACGGGAAGTCGATCCCCTCACCCAGTTCGAGGGAGGCGTCCAGACCTTCGCCCTGCTGTTCACCCGCTGGATGGACACCAACGGCTGGTCACACCCAACGATGGTGACCCTGGCCAAAGCTTGCCTCGGCGGAACCGGCTGGCTCCACAGCAGCCAGATCAGCGGCCTCCGCCACGGGCGCCTCCTCAGCCCCGGCCCCCGGACCTTCATCGCTGTCGAGCGGCTCAACTTCTATATCCACCGCTACGCCACCACGAAAAAACTGCTCCCGGGCACCCCGGGCAGCAACCTCTACGCCAAGGCGTTCGCCATCACCGAGAACGACAAACCGCCCGAGCTCGGCTGGTGGGTCGAAGTCTTCTGCGGCCAACGCATCCCCCAGGACATCGACCTCCGTCAGACCTTCTTCACTGACGACCAAGCCACCAAGATCTCCAGCAGCTGGGGCGGGATGATCCGGAAGCTGATGATCCAGAAGGACATGGACATCATCGTTGAACTGGACCGGGTGCTCCGCGAGAGCTACCCCGCCAAGGATGCTGAACGTCTAAGCCGCGTCGCCAGCGTCATCCAGAACCGTGAGACCTGGAGCGCCCAGGAACTGGTGAACGAGCTCCCCGCCATCAGCAACCTCACCGCGAGCCTGGGCGGCCCCAAAACCGAGAGCGACCTGCTCCGCGCCCTCAAAGACTGAATCCGCGCACCGCGCCACCATCTGTGGTGTCAACGGCTCCTTGCACACCATATGGGGCGGCTAGATTGAGGGGACTGCTTCTAGTTCGTGGACGTCACCTCCTTATTCGCCCCGGCACACGCTTCCCGACCGCTGCAGGCGATCAACTGGGAGTACAAACACCTTTTTGACATCGAATTCATCGGTGAATCGGACCAGGAGTTCGTCCGCCTCATCTATGAAGACGACGAAAGCGGGGAAATGCACACCCTGCTGTGTGGCCGCCAGCATTACCGCCATCTGGGCCCATACATCGCTGACTTCCGCGCCTGGAAATCAGACCCCTACGCCCACGAAAACACTGTCATCCCAATCGCTCTGAGCCCCTGCGGTCGCGCTGTGTTCAGCCTCGCCGGCGCTGAGCACGACCACCCAGAGCTGGCCAGGCGCAACGTCAACGTCAAACTCCACCCCGAGGCCGCTCACCAAATCCGGAAAGCGGCCAAAGCCCGCGGCATGACTGGGGCCGAGCTCGTACTGACAGCCCTCCTCAAATCTGCATCCAAATTCGGTTGACATCACGGGCCAACCTGCTTAGGCTGACTTCAGTCGACCCTTCCGAGTGAGCACCAAGCACCGTCTTTACGGCGAGCTCAAGCGCAAACGGCATCTGTATCTCACGGACACCGCACACACTCATCTGGTCGACCTGGCACACAGCTCTGGCTCTTCCCCCTCCGAGGTCTGCGAGCAGATCATTCGGAACCACGCCACCGCCGCCGCCATCCCAGTCACCTCGGCATCTGACGCCCCATGACATCCGCATTCCTTTCCCTCGACCTTGTCGAAGAGATCTCCAAGGAGTCTTCGAGCAACGGTCGCTACCTGAACCCCGCCAAACTCACCGGCGAAAAGCGTCTCCGCTTCTTCGGTGAAGGCATCACGGGTTACAGCGCCTGGACCATCGACAAGAAACCAATCCGCTGGGAAGCCAAGCCCGCCGAACTCCCCCCGAACCTGGCTCCCGACCTGAGCGGCAAAGTCACGCTCAAGCGCTTCCTGGCCGGCGTGGTCTACGACTACGAGGCCGGTGACTTCAAGATCCTGGAGATCACCCAGCGCACCCTGATGGACCAACTGTTCAAGTTCATCAAGGACGAGGACTACGGCGACCCCACCGGCTACGACATCAAGATCAACAAGACCGGTGAAGGCAAAGAGACCGAGTACTCCCTCGTCGCTGCCCCGCCGAAGTCCGTCACCAAGGACATGGCCACCGCTTTCGAGAACCTGACCTGCAACTTGAAAGCCTTGTTCGATGGCGACGACCCTTGGGCTGAAGCTGCTGCCTGAGTTCACCAGTTCCTGAACGGGGCGGGCCGTAACCCGCCCTTTTCGATACTGTTGGCAAAACCTTTGTGCCCATGTCCGCGAACCAGCCGCCTCTCCTGCACGTCTACGCACGAAATGTCGAGCACTGTGCGTTCAAGCGCGGTTGGTCGACGCCTCGACTGGCCACAGAACTCGGCGTCTCGCTGAACACGCTCAACCGCATCCGCTTCGGCCGCAGCCGCTACCTCGACCCCGAGGTCTTCACAGCGCTGCTGGAGCTGTTCGGTTGTGAACCCAACGACCTCCTGCTCCCCCAGCCCGGCATTGACTACGCCATCACTGACTGAACGTCTCCGGGCTCTCCCCCGCTACGAGCCTGTCCGCTCCCACGAGGGCGACGAGCGTCTCTACGCCACCCCCGTCGGCTCCTGCCCCTCGGTCACCACGATCCTCTCCGGCTCCCGCGACAACTCCGGCCTCGAAGCCTGGCGCGAATCCGTCGGCCACGAGCGCGCTGACTTCATCAGTTCCCTGGCCTGCTTCCGGGGCAACAACCACCACCTAGCAATCGAGCGGTACCTCACCGACGGCACCGAGCCCGGCTTCGACTTCCTCCAGACCCCCTACTGGAAGAGCACCAAGTCCTTCCTCACCACCGTCGACGCACCGCTCCTCCTTGAGGGCGCGATCTGGCACCCCGACGGCTTCGCCGGCACGCTCGACTGCCTCGCCTACCTCGCCGAAGACGGTCTCCAACCGACATTGCTCGACTGGAAAACGGCTGACACCCCCCGCAAGCCCGACAAGATTTACGAGTACTCGCTGCAATGCGCCGCGTACACCGCCGCAGCGAACTACGTCTACGGCCACCTGGGCCTGCACATCACCCAGGCCAAGATCGTCATCGCCATCGCGGACTCCCCTCCGCAGATCGAGACCCTCGACGCCCGGGCCCTCGAACAGCTCTACAAACACTTCCTCGCCCGGCTGAAGCGCTTCACCTTCAGCCGAGCCCGGAGGTCAAAACGATGAAGCGCGAACAAAACAAGGTCGAGGAATACCTGAGTTCCGCCATCGCCGGCTCGCTCATCGGCCAAATCGCCAGCCGCCGCGAGCTCAGCTTCTACACGCTGCTGGGCCCCAGTTTTGACGGCGACTCCCCCGAACTCCGCGCCCTCAGCGACGAACTCACCGAGCTCGGCATCAACCCCGACCTCCTCGCCAACCACGCCCTCTCCAGCCTGGTCGCCCTCTTCGTCGAAGAGAGCAACGCCAACTTGATCGTCTGCCAATACACCTCGCTCCTCTGGTCAATCCTCGGCGACCCCAAAAACGGGGGCAAACCCCCCGAGATCTACCGCAAAGCCGGCGTCGCAATGCACCTCGCCCTCCTCGGAATCCTCGACCCCTCCTTCCCCGAGTAACCCAGTCATGCGCACCCCACCCCGTCTGATCGGCCTCTACAGCCCGGCCCCCCGCTCCGGCAAAACCACCATCGCCCGCTACCTGATCGACGCGGGCTACGAAACCATCTCCTTCGCCCACCCCATCAAGCGCATGGCCACGGTCCTGCTGATGGAACTCGGCCACGACCTCGACACCATCAACCGCCTCCTCGAGTACGGCAAAGGCGACACCATCCCCGGCATCAAAACCAACCTCCGCCACATCCTCCAAACCCTCGGCACGGAGTGGGGCCGCGACTGCATCCACCCCGAGCTCTGGCTGATGTGCTGGGAGCACGCCGCCACCCGCCAACTCAACAACGGCTTCAACGTCGTCTGCGACGACATCCGCTACCCCAACGAAGCCGCCCTGATCCGCCGTCTCGGCGGCGAAATCTGGTGCGTCACCCGCCCCCACACCGAGCGCGGCACCAGCCACTCCTCCGAGGGCTCCCTCGACAACTACCCCCTCTTCGACCGCCGCATCCTCAACGACGGCACCTTGCTCAACCTCTACGAGCGCATCCAACAAATCCTGACCCCCCAATCCATCGCCGTCTAACCATGCCCCCCATCCCCACCAAATCCGTAACCCTGGCCCCCGAGCCCGGCGACATCCGCACCTACCCCTGGCGCTTCCAACTCGGCGAGCTCGTCTACATCAAAGGCTGGCCCCTCGACGAAGTCCTCACCGTCATCGGCGGCGAACTCTGGCTCGGCTTCCCCCACCTCCGCCTGTACCACCGGGACGGCACCACCTGGCGTGTCCCCCAGCTGCACTGTTCCTCCAAACCGATCAGCTTCCGCAAGCCCTGACGCATGCCCGCCGAGTTCGTCCACTGCACCCCCGACGCCGAGCGCCTCATTGTCAAGATGGCCCGCGTCAGCAACCCCGACAACGCCGACAACTGGGACACCGGACCCAAGCTGCTGCGCTACCTCATCGCGCACCGCCACTGGTCCCCCTTCGAGATGGCCTCGCTCTGCCTCCGCCTCGAAACCGAGCGCGACATCGCGGCCCAACTCCTGCGCCACCGCAGCTTCTCCTTCCAGGAGTACTCAACCCGCTACGCCCGCACCACCCTGGCCGAGTGCCCGCCCCAGCGTCTCCAAGACACCACCAACCGTCAAAACAGCCTGGACACCATCCCCTTCGCGATGAAGTCCTACTGGGACCTTCGTCTCGGCCGCGTCATCGGTGACGCCTTCCTCCTCTACGAAGACATGCTCACCGAGGGCGTCGCCAAAGAAACCGCCCGCCGCATCCTGCCGCTCTGCACCCCCACCACGCTGTACATGCACGGCACGCTGCGCAGCTGGATCCACTACATCGACGTCCGTTGCGACCCCGGCACCCAACTCGAACACCGCGAGCTCGCCACAGAGTGCAAAGCAATTTTTACTACCCAATTCCCCACCATCGCTGAAGCGGCTTGGCCATAGCACCAAGCTCTGGGCCTCCTTTTTAGGTGTAAGTCCCTGGTTTTGCGGCACCCTGCATCGCCTTGCAGCGCGGCGCACGGCCCCGCACAGCGGTGCGCCGCAAAGCACAGCTCCCCGCACCGAGTCGGGGACCCCAACCCCTACGAGGAACTCACCATCAATGGCTTTTCTCCGCTATTCAGTAGAGCTAACAGGCACAGCACCTTTGCTCTGCTCTAACAATTGCACAATCGATCAACTCGGCACTCCAGCTGACATCCTTGGCTGGTACCACAAGATCCCGCAGAAGAAGCGAGAGCTCCGCGTAGAGCGTTCAATGCGCAACTTTCATTGGCTTTTCAGCGGCTACTGGAAACACGAAGGTGCGGTCCAGCACCCTTCAGAGACAGATGGCTGCGATGTTTTCGAGAACTACGCTGATCCGATTCTTCCCGCTCCCAACTTGCAGCGCTGTTTGCGTGATGCTGCAACGGCGTGGAAGCTTGGTAAAGACGTCTCACGCTCCACAATCGTGGAGAACGACTCCCCAATTACATACAACGGCCCGCGAGAAGCCCGCGCCATGCTCAAAGATGGGCGTTTCTACAGTTGCCGCCCTAATGGCAGAGGGAACATGGCTATCCGCGTCATGTTCCCTGAATGGAGCGTCCGCTTCCGCGTGCTGATTAACGACGAAATCATGGGAGAACGGGATTTTGTCAAGATTCTTGATCGCGCAGGAGTAGCTGAAGGCTTGGGAGCCTGGCGCCCTGGCAGCCCTAAGGGCGGGCGTTTCGGCCGCTTTTCTGTTACTGATTTCACCCCGCTCTCATTTGAGGAGGCCGAGTGATGGAAACTCATAACGCCACAATTGACTACATCAACCTGCGCAAAGGAGACCGCATCGAGGCCGACGTCGTTTGGAACTTCTACGCTTTGCTCAAACCCGAGGTTTATCAGAACTGGATCGACGAGCACGGCAACGAAGATCTAGCCAAAGCGGCACACATGCCCCAAACTCTCGTCCGAGTTCGCGACTGGATCGACGCACGCCGTAACGCACTGGACCTTCCCCCTCTCGTTATCAACACTAAAAACACCGGGCTCAATGTTCTCAACGACGAAGAGGCCAGTCGTTACCTCTCCGACCGTGCTTTCGCCGGTCTGCGCCAGCACGCCAAGAACACCGGCAGACTGATCGCAGCGGTTGACGAGACACAGCTCAGCTCTGCCGCGTTGCGTGAACACGAAAGCCGATTGCGTACACATAGCTTCGTTCTTGCTTCCACCCATGGGGCCCAGACGATGCTTCGCAAGCTGCGCCGGGAGGGCAGAGAGGCTCCCAAGCTGAAGTAATCCCTGGGCTTCCTTCCGAGGTGTAAGTCCCAGGGCCGCCGCATTGCTCCGCGTCGCATCGCACCGCGCCACTTCGCCCCGCAAAGCCTAGGCCCCCACACCGAGTTGAGGGCACCAACCCAACACAGAGTCCCGGCTCTCTGGTGGGTTGACCTACCACCGCCGCCGTGCATCGCATCGCTCACCTCCGCAACCCACCGCCGTGCTCCGCAGCGCAACGACCTCTGCACCGAGTCAGAGGTACTACACAAGAACAACAAATGACTCAACCCTTACGCATCACAATCGAGTCAACCGCCGATGGATATCTGCGGTGGGAGATGGTTTGCGGTCCGGACGGAAAGCTCCATTTCGCAGGCACGTCGCCGCTGCTCGAAAGATGTTTTGAGGATTTGATCAGAGCCCAATGGACCCTCGCCGACCACCTCACAGCTGACCCGGACCCCGAGCCCGACTGGCTGCCTGACCCACCCGCGCACCAGACGCCCATCCCCGAGGTCCATCCGACCGCTGGCGCTGCGCTCCCCGTGCAACAGGACATCCCAGCCGGCGGCCATCTAACTAAACCTTCCGAACTTTTTTACCCTCACCCATCCAGTTCTGGTTGACAATGCCCGCATGTCTC